GTGCGAACACGACCGCAGGCGGCAACGGCGCAGGTGGCAACTCATCAAGCGGCACAGGTGCAGCAGGTGGCGCAGTTGGTGGCGGCCCATACTCACGCGGCGCAGCGGGTGGTGGCGGCGGAGGCTGGGGTGGCGCTGGCGGTACTTCTGCCTACCAAAACGCAAACGGCTCATCGACTGCGACTGCGGGCGGTGGCGGTGGCGCAGGCGGTGGCGGTGGAAACGGCTCCGTCAACATGGCGTACACATTGACCAGCGGCGGTGGTGCGGGTGGCAAGGCCATCAACTTGAACGGCAAAGCAGTCTCATGGCCCGGCCCCGGACAAGTGCGGGTTTATGGAGGCGTTTCCTAATGTTCCAAATCTTCAATCCATTCACCGTCAGCACCGTTGCTTTTGCAACCGTCGATGAGGCTACCTATTTCGCGGCAACGTTGCGCGAGCAAATCAATCGCGAAGCCTCAATGACGCCAGTGTTTGATGTGACCCAGATAATGCTTGCCGACTGGTATGTGGCTTATCAGTTTTATTGTGCGAAGTTTGCACAAGAGCCGATTTCCTTTGGTGAGGCTGGCGCTTTCGTAGCGTCAGGTGCCAACCCATTGTTTAACAACCACTCCGTTTTCAACCTCACGACAAACGCTCGCTGGTCTCGCACCTTCGGCTATTTCGCAAACGATAAGCTCTTTCACATCAAGGTCAAAGATGGCGTGGTGACTGACTGGTACCAGCACCAAGCAAGCTGCGATGGCATCGAATACGAGTGGGTCGCCTTTGACTTGGCCACGGGTGCGCCGATTGAGTATTACGAAAAAGTCGGAGCAAACCTAGTGAAGCACGACGCCGCGACAGGCGAGGTAATCGTGCAAACCAACTTCATTGCCGGGCCAGATGAATTGCCGCAAGCATTTAAAGATTCGCTCACTGGCTTTGCCCATTTGCCAACCGTGTTCGCATGGGCCCACAAGTCTTACGGCGATATTGTTGAGTTCAAAGAGTCCGTCGAGAACGACGCAACCCTCATCACGGCTGACGTGCAGCCGCGCTATCAAAGTTTCATCGAGCAAAGCAAATTGCTTGCGCAAGAAAACGCCAAATTAAAACTTGAGCAAATCGTCATTCTGCAAGGCGTCGAGTCCAACGAGGACTCCGGCACCGTATGGTGGTCTGCCATCAATGCGGCCTAAGAAATTTCCCATCAACAGCGGCCAGAACAGGAACCACGCACCGTGCTTGATAAAGACCCAACCTCATATTCATTGCTCACATACGCGTGGGTTTTCTTGCTCGCCATATTGGGAGGCATTGTGAACTTCATGCGAAAAATGCAAACGGGCCACGCCCGTGTCTTCAATCTGATTGAGTTCATTGGTGAGTTGGTGACAAGCGCATTTGCTGGCGTGATTACTTTTTGGCTTTGCGAAAACGCGGGAATCTCGCAGTTGATGACGGCGGCATTTGTGGGTGTGTCGGGCCACATGGGTAGCCGGGCCATCTTCATGCTGGAGAACTGGCTCAAAGAAAAATTCCCAGCATAAGGACTCAACCATGAACGGACTCGAAGCACGCAACAAAACAATGGGCGAATTGCTCACGGAGCTGCGCGGTCGGTTGGGCTTTGTGATGCAAGGCTCTGCGATCAAAAACAACGAGGTGATTCTCAAGAGCTTTTTGCAAGAAGCGCATGACTTCATTTATAGCGAGCTCATGCCGCCCGTCATGCGCAAGAAAACTGCAATCGTGTTGAGCCCTGACTCTTACATCTACGACTGGCACAACGATGTGGAGAACGAGCTCATCGAGCCAAACAATGTGATTTCAATTTGGCTCAAAGTATCGGACACCATCCGCGAGCCCATGAGTCAAGGCATCACCGAGGCCGACCGTGCTTTCTCAGCGCTGCGCCGCCGCCCTCAAAAGTACGACAACCTCAACGGCCAGCTTGAAGTGTGGCCAGTGCCTGAACGCGCCTATGACTTGATTGTTGAGTACACCGCAGGCAAGAGCCGCTTTGAGCAACAGTCCGACCGCCCAAGCGTGCCGCATCGACTGGTGTTCTTGTATGCCTTGGCCAACGCCAAAGCCCATTACCGCCAACCCGATGCGCAGGCCCCTGCCAAATCGTTTGAGGTGATGCTCGCCAAAGAGAAGTCCTTGCAAAAAGAAAACCGTCGCTACTTTGCAAGCCCCGGAGAGCCCAACCGTGAGCCCCAAGTAGCGCGCACGACAAACGGTGGCTACACGCTGCGGAGCTGATATGCCAAGCATTACCTTTGACCGATTTGACTTAGGCATTGACCTTCGCAAAGGCGCATCCGTGTCGGATGCCAACCGCTTGCGCGAAATGAAAAATGCGTATGTCACCACGGGTTTGGCCACACAAAAGCGCCCCGGCATCACGCTGGTTCAAACGCTTGAAGCTGGCACCAAGGGATTGTTTGCCGCGTTTGGCAAGCTGCACACCTTCTACTCGCAAGGCAGCATCACCCACGCCAACCCACTTTTCCAGTCGCACCACATCGACTTTGGCTCTGGCCAAGTGCTCAAAGACGTGCCCTATGTTGACGTGTTCAACGCCTACATCTATGTGGCCGCGCAAATGACGACGGGTGCCGTCCAGCACCACTATCTCGATGGCTCTGCCGTCACACAAGTCACCGACCCAAACTGTCCAAGCAGCGCAGGCGTGGTCAAGCTGGCCTCTAAGTTGTTTGCGATCAACAACGACACGGTGCGCTTTTGCAAGACTGGCGACCCACGCAACTGGACGGAAGCAAATGACGCTGGTTTCTTGCCAACGGGCTTGAACTCACGCGGCGACCGAAGCGCAAACGCCTTGGGCATCTATCAAGGCAAGCTGGTGGTGTTGTCCAAGGACGGCGCGCAAACGTGGTTTGTGGACCCCAACCCGGCCAACATGCGGCTTGGCACCATTGTGGAAAACGTGGGCACCAGCTTTCCACGCTCTGTGGCCAACGTCGCGGGCGACTTGTACTTCTTGAGTGACTACGGCTTTCGCTCGATCACCACGCTGCAACTGACCAACAACTTGGCCGACGTGGACGTGGGCTCACCGATTGACTCGCTGGTACGCGCTGAAACCAAGGTGGCTGGCATCACACCAAAGTCGTTTTACTTCTACGGCACTGGCCAATATATCTGCGCAATCGGCAATCACTTGTTTGTGTATTCGATTTCGCGCACATCAAAGATTGCCGCTTGGAGCCAGTATTACTTGCCCGAGTCGGTGGACGCCTTTGCCGAGCTTGGCCAAGAGCTCTACATCCGCTCAGGTGACAACGTTTACAAGCTGGACACCGCCGCAAGCACGGACCAAGGTGCTTTGTTTGAGGTGATCTTGCAGCTGCCGTACATGGACCTCAAAAGCCCCGGCATGCGCAAAGTCATTCATGGCGTCGATTTGGTGATGGAAGGTCGCTGCGAATTCTCCGTGGGCTACGACGTGCGGGACCCAACGGCATTCACTGACGCAGTGAGCGTCAAGGGCAACACCCGACCGGGTGGAATGATTCCCGTTGGATGCGACGGCACCGAGTTCTCGCTCAAGTTCCGCAACTACGACAACAAGCCATTTCGCTTGGATGCCGTGACGCTCTATTACGACGTGCTGGGCCCGGTCTAAATGAACGTGACATTTATCACCAGCCCTGAGCTTCTAGAGCAAAAATTCCACCTGGCCAAGCCATTGTTGCAACCAGTGATTGACCAGGCCGCACGCGGCGAATTCACGGTTGATGACATCCGTGATCTCAACGCGAAGGGCCGGGTGATTACCGCAGTGATTGAAGATGGCGGAGAAGCCGTGATGGCACTGGCATTTGAATTTGTGCATTACCCGCAAACGCTTGCCGTGAACATCATGGCGATGGGTGGAAAAGGTTTGGACTTGGTTGCCGATGAATTTTTAGTCACTTTTCGCGCATGGTGCAAAAGTGCAGGGGCAACGGTGATTGAGGCGTCATGCAGCAATGCAATGGCTCGAATGCTTGGCCGATATGGATTTGAAAACGCGTACCGAGTGGTGCGCACTGAGTTGTGAGCTGGAGAAATTATGCAAACCCGAATGACGATTGAGCAGCTTGAGTCCGAACTATCGGCTCAGTTTGGTGGACCAGCAATCGGTGCATGGCCGCGTCGTGCTGGAGAGCGCATGCGCCCCCACAAAGGCGGTGGTGGTGGAGACCCTGGTGCAGAAGCTCGGCGTCAAGAAGAAGAACGCCAGGCACGTATCAAGGCGGCAACCAGCACTATTAACAATGTGTTCAACAACAAAGTGCAAGATGCAAATGGCAACTGGGTTGATGGAGACCCATCCAATTCGCGCGATGCCATGTACGCGGACCAAAAATCAAACGTGTATGACCTCAACAAGCTAGAGGTGGACCGACAAGCCAAAGTCGCAGAGCGTGACAACCGTTTTGGCCTGGCTCGCAATGGCTTGATGGGCGGCTCCGTTGATGTCGACAGTAATCAAGAGCTTGACCGCCGAACCAATGAAGGTCTGTTGCGCGCTGGTGGTATCGCCGACCAAAGCGCTGCCGACTTGAAAACAGCAGACGAGCGCACGCGCTCCAATCTTTTGAGCATGGCGCAATCTGGCATTGACACGGGCTCTGCCGCCACGATGGCACTTGAAGGCTTGAAAGTCAATGCTGACAACGTAGCCCAAGCCCGCGCTGGCGCAACCGTCGGCAACTTATTCAGCGACTTGAGCAATGCTTACTTGATGAATCAAGCGAACCAGGGCACGACCGCTGGCATGGCTTATGGCCAACAAAACTTTGGTGTGTCGTCGCCACTCACGCGATACGCTGGCAAATAAGGGAGGTTGAGATATGGACCCGATAACCCCATACGCCCTTGCGGCATTACTTTCTGGCGCGTACATGCAGTACCAAGCCAGCTCTGACGCACAAGAGCGACAAAACGCAGCCATTCGCGAAAGCCTTAGCCGTCAACGCGACTTGCAAATGCAAGCCGAGCAAAAAGCTGTTGGCGCTGCGCAAGATTTTGCACCCGCTGATCGAAAAGTAGCGCAAACCCAAATCGCTGACCAAATCACAAAAGACTTGATTACTCCGGTCAGCGAGAGCCAGGCAATTCGCTCACAGCAAAGTACAACTCAGGGAAATGTATCTGGTGACTACACCACCGCCAAAGCTCAATCGGAATTGAATTCCGTCAAGGCAGCCCAGCAGCTCGCAGCTTTGCTTGGCAAGACAACGGCTTCAAATCGTTTGCGCATGGGCGAAGACATTAATTTGATGAATACAGGTCAATCCATTGACCAGCTCAACAATTTCTCACGCGGCCAAAATGCCGCGGACCAAATTGCCATCCAAGTAGCAGGCCGACCAGATGCCTCAAAAATGTTCATGGGCAGTTTGCTTCAAACAGCAGGCGGCGCAGGTGCAGCAATGGGTGGGACTGGTGGCGTGACATCCGCAGACATTACCGCGGCCAATATGAGCCCTGACCCAATCGCAACGCTCAACACCAACAAAGGATGGACGGGCGACACCAATAACTTTGCATCTGCATTCAAAAACATTTTTAAGTAACGGATAAGCCATGCCAACATTCGCAGTTGATAACCCCTGGGCAGCCGCAGGTAGCGGCGTGGGCTCTGGCCTTGGTGCACTTTTCCAAGGTGAGGCCGTCCGACAAAAATATGCACAAGATGCAATGGGCAAAGAGGCCAGCCTCTACATGCACAAGATGGCAGGCGAGAAATACGGTGCAGAAGCAGCACTCAAAAAGAATGAGCTCGCTTTGCAGCAAACGCCAGTTGAAAACGCCATGCTGAGTCTTGGCTTGCCAACCAGCCTTGCCCCGGCATTCAAGAACAAACTGGAGACTGGCAGCTTTGGGCCAAGCTACGAAGCCCCGGCGGATGGCGTTGGCCCAGTGATGCCAGCACCAGCGGATGCAGATACGGTCAAGAAACTTGGCCAAGCCATTTCCGTGATGCAGCGCATGTATGCCACTGGCAGCAATGTGCACCAAGGGACCCAAGCTGCGCTTGACGAGCAAAAAGGTCGAGGCATTGATGCTGTTGTGGCAAACCCAGCCCTGGCCGTCAACTACGGCAAGGCCAACGCAGCAGCAGCGGGAAAGCCGCTTTTTGACAATGTGGGCAACACGGGTTACAGCCTGGACAACTTCACTGGCGGACAAGTAGAAGCCAACCCAGTGTTGGCCAAGATTTTCGGCGCCGTTGAAAATTCAAAGGCCAATGAGAACAATGCCCAAGCAAGCAATGCCAGCGCTTCGGCACGCAAGCACACACTCGAAGGTGATGCGCTTGATTCCGGGGGCGGCGGCAAGCCTTTGACCAATGCCCAGCTCCGGGCCAATCAAGACGTAGATGCCGCCCGCAAATATGTGGAAGACATGCCGCGCGAGGCCGTGGCCGCGGTACTGCGCAAGAACTCGATGGACTTGACGCCTCAAGACAACGACATCTTGGCGCGCATTAAAAAGGCCCGCACTGCCAAATTTGGAGAGAAGGGTGTGCCCGACCAATACAACGACATGCTTGGACTGGACCAAAGCGTAGTGCAACAACTTGCAACCGAATTGGCCAACCCAAGCACTAAGCAGGCGGGTGCAATTTCCAAACTGTTTGGAGGCACTGACAAGCCAACAAGCGAAGAAGACATCATCAAAGGTGTCTTGTCAAAACTGTCCGATGCGGAGCGATCAAACCAAGCCTCATACGTCGCGGCAGCCAAGCAAAAGAACCGTGCCAAAAATCCGCCAGTCAGCACGGAGACTCCCAAAATTGATGCCACTGTCCCCGCTGGCTACAAGCAGATTGGCACCTCAAATGGCAAACCAGTCTATGAAGGTCCAGACGGGAAGAAATACCAATTGGAGTGATAAATGGCCCTTCGTGAGTTCAACGGAAAACTTGACGCAACACCCAAGTTAAAAGAGTTCACAGGGGCCCTTGATGGAGAAAGCCAAAGCATTGAGCCCACGGGCGACCCTATGGGCTCGATGTCCGCTGAGATTCTGGCCGCCGCTGCGCCACGTCAACGAAGCGTGCTCCAAGGTATTGCACCAGACCCAACCAAGTTTGATTTTTCTGCCGCTAGTCATGCAGCACGCGCACTGGATGACACGCCTGCACCTAAGCCAGCTTTCCCAGTTCGAGAAGCGCGCGAGTTCACCCCCGCTCAAGAGCGCAGCGTTCCCCGTGCAATAGCTGACACGGTGCTTGGTTTGTACCAAGGCACTTATGGCATGGCCAAGGGCGTTACGGACAACATCAATGCTGGCGATAACCCAGTCAGTAAATTTTTTGAGACCGTCAACAAAGGCGCCGACCGTTTGAAGTCTGATGACTTGCGGGACCAGCAAGCCAAACGTGACTTTGAGATTTACGCAGCCAAGAAAAATGGTGGAGAGGTGGCCGCAGCACGTGCGGCATTCAATTCGCTTTTCACGCAACCCGCTGCCGGGCTTGATGTCGTTGCTCGTGGCGCTGGCTCCGTTGGTCCGACTATCGGACTAGGCATGCTTGGTGCTGGCACCAAAGTCATGGGCACCGTCAATGCGCTTTCAAACGCGGGTGACGCAGCAAGTCAAACCGCTGATGTGCTGCGCAACTTGCCAGCCTCAGTATGGCAAAACGATGGCCAATACCAGGAATTGATTTCAAAAGGCATCCCGCATGAGGAAGCCGTGGCGTTACTTGCCCCCATCAAAGCTCTGCCCGCGCAAGCCGCGGGCGCACTCACAGGATTGGTTTCAGGCTCCACAGGTTTGGAGAAAGTCATCGCTGGCACCGCAGTGGGCAACAGCCTCAAGCAACGTGCTGGCCGTGCATTGATTGAATGGGCAGGCGAGCTGGCTGAAACCCTTGTCCCTCAAGCCGTAGGCAATGCAACTGTTGGCGGCATTGATGGCCAAACAAAAATCACTGAGGGCCTTGGCCAAGCTGCAATTGACACTTTGGCTGGCACCGTGCCTGGCGCCGCATTGTCGGCGCGTCACGTCCCAGTGCCACCCGTCGCCCCATCGTTGCCGCCTTCTGGCCAAGGTCAATCCCCCGCAGCGCCCACACTTGCTGACTATCAATCAGCCGTGCAAAAAATCTTTGGCACTACACCAACACCAGTTACACAGCAGGCACCCGTATCTGAGCCGCAAGCTGCTCAAGTCGCACCATTGGCACCAGAGGCGCAACCAAGCGCAGAAGCGCCGCCAATGGCCGCGCAATCGCTTGCTGACCTTATTGCCTCAACTGCGACACAAGACAGCCCGCTCAATGCGCCAAAACTCACCCCCGTGGCCGATGACATTCAACTCGACAAGGAACCCGTGGCCGATGGCACAGCAAATGATTTACACAATGTGGATTCAAGCGACCTTGGAAGCGGGCCACTTGACGCAGACCCAGGCATGGCAGCTTTGCAACGAGTACGCGACGCCGGGCAACTGGACCTCACAGGAAATGCAGCAACTCAGCCAGAGGTGCGCGCTACATCATTGGAGTCCAATGGACAAATTTCAGAACAAGTCGCACCAGCAAATACCCAACCCGCTGGCAATGTAGCCGCCTCAATTCCGTTCATCCCTAGTCAAGCAAAAACCATCACGGGCCATATTGGCCAGGAGGGCCAAAGCATTGATGAAGGCGGCATCCCATTCAAGACAAAAGCCGAAGCTCAAAAAGCCAAGAAGCTGCAACCTTTGATGCGAGTCAAGCAAGTCAAAGGCGGATTTGTGCTGGCTGACAAGACGCCCGCACAGCTTGCCGCAGAAGAAAAGGCGGCCAAGCGCATTCGTGGGGCCAGCTCAGAAGCTGGCTCCAAAGGCAAACCAATGGCTGCGCATGAGTTCATCGCATCACGTGGCGGCATGGCTCCAAGCGAGCGCTCAAACCTGGGGATTGAGGGCAACATCAAAATCGGCAATCGCTGGCTTTTTGCGGGCAGCGGCAAAGGCATGACCATTGCCCAGGCGACCGAGGCTTTGAAGGAATATGGTTATCTCAAAGAAGACAGCGAGCGCGCAGCGTATGACTTAATCAAGCGTAGTGTCAGCAACCCCCAGTACACCGATGAAGGCTGGGAGCACATGGCAGAGCTTGAGCATCAAACTCAGTTTCAAGACTACTTGGCCAGCCAGCAAGAGGCTGCGCAAGAGGCTGACTTCGACCCGTTTGCACCACTTGATGACTTCGGATTAAGCCAAGAAGATGATGCAGGCTTTGAACAAGCATCCCCAGAACTGCAAACCGAAGTTGCCGCGTATGCCGCCCAACTGGATGCGCTAGGCATTGATGCCGAAAGCATTTTGGAGCGAATCGCAGTACAGTACCCACACGCCACCCAAGACGAATACTATGAACACGCCAAAGACGCCTTCACCCAAGCCATTGCCGAAGCAACCAAGTCCACAAGCAGTGGAAATGCTGGCCAAGATGGTGGTGAACAAGGGAATCCGCGAGGGCAAATTGAAGCCCCAACCAAAGAAAGCAACGACCAGCTAATTTCTTTGGCCGACAAATTGTTGGCTAACGCAACCATTGATACAGAAGAATTCACATCCGACAGCGGTGAGAAGTTCACAAAGAAAACAGAGGTCTCAAACGGTCGGTTGAACAAAGCGCAATTTGAACAATGGCGCGAAATCATGGGCCTGGCAACTCATGCCATGCCAGTTAATGATGAAACCCAGAACACAAGCATTACCTTGACTGGGAAAAATGTTGGTGATGGACGCAACTATCGCGCAACCCGCGTCACCTACACGCCACTGGCAGAGCAAGACGGACTAACCAGCTACACGCCTCAAGACATTGAGGACCGCTTGGCCAAGCTCGAACAGGCCGAGCAAGAACGCAAGCGCCTAGACCGAGAGGCAGAACAAAACGCCAAGGCAGAGCGCGAGGCAAAAGACATTGCTGACCGTCAGCGTGCCAGTTCAGATAACTTTCAGCTTGGTCAAAGCGCCGAAGATTCATTGTCTGGCCAGCAAGATATTTTCAGTGCCCCAGCAACAGAAGAAGCGCAGGTAGAGCCAGCGCCAGAAGCGACGCCAGCAGCAGCACCAGCCAAGCCAGCACGCAAACGCAAAGAGAGCACCGCAGAATTACGCGCCAAGCTCGAAGACCACTTTGCAGTGGGCAACATCATCAAGAGCGACTATTGGAAAACAAACAGCCGCGTCCTATCGTTTGATTGGAATGGCGGCAACTGGTCCGTGACCGTTGAAGGCGTTGGCAAGCGCGATGGCGAATGGGTTTCAACTTCATCACCGCGCACTCACTCGACTATGTTCTCAGCCAAAGACGAAGTGATTGAGCGCAGCAACAAGCCAGTGACACAAGCCGAAACTCCAACCGAGGCGCAAGACAAAATCGCAGACTTTGGCCAGAAGATTGGTGGCGCACGAAAAGACGTGTGGACTTCATTCAAGGACCAACTTGGCGAAGTTGTTGACGACGACATTGCATTGCAACCACTTTCAAAGGTTTGGCCGCAGCCTGACTATCAAGCTTTACTCGATAACGGCACTGACCCCTGGACCGTGGCATTTATTCGTGCAGCACGCGACGAAATTCCAGCCAAGCCACGCCAAAGCTACAAGGTAAAACGCTGGGCAGAGCAGGTCAAGAGCCTTCGCTCAATGGCCAGTTCAATCATGGCACCTGGCGACAACTCCGCAGCACAAGCCAAGAAGTTGTTGCAAGAGTCACGCACACTAAAGCCACTGCAAGGACGCGTTGAGCTTTACTTGGAAGTTGGTCACGATAAATCACTTGATGGCATCACGATGGATGAGCACTTTTATTCGCTCTATTCGGGCGAGAAGAATGTGACCAAGTGGGTGATTGAGCAAAAGGCGAAGTCGACATCATTTGGTAGCTGGCCGCGCACCATCGCCGCAGGTAACACCAAAGAAGAAGTCCTCACCAAGTTCAAAGAAATGTATGCGGGCATGAACGCGAAAGCGGATGCCAAGAAGCAAGTCACCTTCGATATTTATTCAAAGCACCGTGTCGATGGTTTCTTTGTTGGCAAGAAGCTGGGCCGCAATTACATCGACTTGGCCGGGCCATTCGCCACGGTCAAAGAGGCACGCACCTACAAAGCTGAAAGCCAAGCCGAGCTGGTGGACAAATTGGAAAAGGCTAAAGAAATTCCACGTGAGCGCCGCGACACAAACAAGCCGCGCGTGGGTGAAGATATGCGCAACGGCCAGGATGTGACGCCTCAAATGTTTGGCGCCGCGTTTGGTTTCCGTGGTGTGGAGTTTGGTAACTGGGTTGCTCAAGGCCGCCGCCAGCAAGACCTCAATGACGCATACGACGCATTGATGGACATGGCCGCTGTGCTTGAAGTGCCACCAAAAGCTATCTCGCTCAATGGCGAGCTGGGCCTTGCGTTTGGCGCCCGTGGTAGTGGTGGTGTGAGTCCTGCCGCCGCTCACTATGAGCCCGACATGGTGGTTATTAACCTCACCAAGAAAAATGGCGCTGGCAGTCTTGGCCATGAATGGTGGCACGCGCTGGACAACTACTTCTCACGCAAGCGCAACAAAGCCGATGGCATGATGACAGACGCCACCGATGTGAAGCTCGCTTCGATTGGCAGTAAGTATTTGTATCAAGACAAAGGTGTGCGCAAAGAAATGGTGGACGCTTATGGCGTCGTGATGAAGGCGATTAACTCGACGGCCATTAAGGCACGCTCTGCACAACTCGATGGCAAGCGCAGCAAAGACTATTGGACTACTGACGTGGAAATGTCGGCACGTGCCTTCGAGAGCTATTTGATTGCCAAACTGCAAGACCAAAGTGCATCGAATGATTATTTGGCCAACATTGTTGACCCTGAGACTTGGAAAGCAATGGCTGCGCTTGGCATGCAGATGGATGACAGTTATCCATACCCAACGGCTGACGAAATTCCAGCGATTCGAGCAGGTTTTGATGAATTCTTTAGCGCCATCGAAACCCGCGACAGCGACAAGGGGGTGGAGATTTACAGCACAAGCGGCAAAGGCAAGGGCGTCAATATTTCTGAGCGCTTAACGCCGTCCGCGATTGAAGATGAGATTAGCCAAGCGCTCGCGAAGTTCGCGCACAAACCCGTAATTCGGGTGCTTGATACTGCGGTCGGGGTACTTCCGGGGGCAAGCGATAGTGATGGAATTTCCGGTGCTCTGCACAACTCCAGCATTTATCTTTTCCGTGATTTCCTCCATAGTCGAGTCGAAGTACAACGGACGTTTTTCCATGAATTGCTCCACTATGGCTTGCGCCGATTTCTGACCAAAGACCAGTTTATAGCTCAAATGGCCAAACTGTACGAGCGCGACAGCTTCATCAAGAATGAAGCAGACGCTTGGGTGCAAACCGAAGTTGGCCAGCGCACGAAGGCAACGCATGGCGAGGAATTCTCCAAAGCGCGCGGCGTGGATGAAACCTTGGCCATCTTCGCAGAGGAAAACCGCAGCGGCACGCTAGACAAACCCGTGCTTGAGCGTGTTCGCTCCGTGGTTACAAAGTGGCTTGCCCAACTGGCGGACTTCTTTGGTTTGAAGAAATACGCTGCCGACTTGCGCTCTGTGAAGAATGACGAGGCCCACGCGCTCATCAATGAAATTTTCGGCAAGATCGAGGTGGATGCCAAGCCAGCCACTGACACTTGGAACGACATGGCCGACGTGCCCTTCTCCATGAAGGGAGAAGAACAGCAGGCAGACCAAACTGATTTGGACCTCGGAAAGCCAAAGCGCAAGTTTGAGCCCATCAATGCCAAGGACGCATTCAGCGTTGAGGTCAATGCCGCTGGCCGCAAGCAGTGGGTGGCAGGCCGCAAGGTCTACGACCGAATGGCCGCCTATGCGACGGACTACCTTGGCCAAATCAAGATGGCCGACAACAAGCCCGAGGCATTCAAGCAAATGTTGCGGCAGTTCCGCGTGGACCAAAACAAAGCCACGGAGAACGCAAAGCGCATTGCAGAGACAGGCATGGAGTTGACGCCAGAGCAACGCGTGCTCTTGTCCGACATGATTGAAAACCAAGCCAAGGTGGCTGACGTTCCCCCGCAAGAAATGGTGGAGCTGGCGGCATCAATCACGGCGGCACTTGATGTGCAGGCGCAAGAGTTGGTTGAGCTGGGCATGTTGTCCGAAGACCGCTTGGTCAAAGACTACCTGCCTCGCTTGTACCGCACGCCACTGGTGGCCAAGCTCACCAATAAGGCGATGCTTCAATCTTGGTTCACCAAGGCCCGCTTGAAAATCCGTGGCGCTCGCCTGCAATCGCGCGGCTTGGTCAATGAGGTGCCAGTCAACAAGGTTGAGTTGGCTCAAAAGTTCGGTTGGAAGATTTCCAGCTTGGCCGATGGTGAGCAAATCCCTCAAGACTTGTTTGACTCGATGGACTCGGGCAAGGGCATCCCAAGCAAGTACAACGGCACAACCATTCTCATGTGGCGCGACTTCACCGAAGACGAGCGCAAGGAAATGGGCGAGGTCCGTGACGGTGTGCTTCGCTACGCAATGGGCTATGTGGAAACCCAACGCGATGTGGCCATTGGCCGACTGTTCAAGTCAATCTCCAGCAACAGCGACTTGGCCAAGGTGCACAACCCCGGCGGCTGGGTGCAAGTGCCAAACGTCGAGGTCAAGGGCGCACCCGGTACCAAGACCTATGGCTCGCTGGCTGGGATGTATGTCGAGCCTCAAGTGGCCGACTCACTCAAGCGCAACACGCAACCCAAGGGCGTGCTCATGCAAGCCTACGACACGGCATTGAACTTGTGGAAAGAAGGCAAGACCGTTTGGAACCCAGTCAGCCACGGCAACAACGTGGTGAGCAACATTTTTGTGATGCACTTCGCTGGCTTGAACCCGGCCAACCCAGCCAACTGGCGCAACACGGTGCGCGAGTACCGCACCAAAGGCGAGTATTACAAAGAGGCGGTGGACAAGGGCTTGTTTGGTACCGAGTGGGCGACGTTGGAAATCCAAAACTTGCTCATGCCCGACCTGGCGGATATGTCCGACATCGAGAGCGTGGCCACTTCACGCGTGGGCAAGGTTGCCGAGTTCTTGAAAAAGACAGGCAAACCCGTGAGTTGGTACCGCGAGAAGATGCAAAGCGCCTATGAGTTTGAAGACCAGTTCTTCAAGTTGATGATCTACGCTGATCGACGCAAAGCCGGGATGTCGCCAGACGATGCCGTGACGGACACTGAGCGCTACATCTTCAACTATGCCGATATGCCAGAGGGCGTGGAGCTCATCAAGCGCACGTATAGCCCGTTCTTTGCGTACACCTACAAAGCCGTGCCAATGCTGATTCACACGGCCATGACGCGACCTGACCGCTTGCTGGCCCCCATTGCTTTGCTCGCTGGTGCCAACTGGTTGGGCTATCTTTTCAGCGGTGGCGACGAAGACAAAGAGCGCAAAGGCTTGCCCGAGTACATGCAAGGGCGCTCCGCGATTGGTACCCACCGGGCCATCCGCATGCCGTTCAACGTCGAGGGAAAACCAGCCTTCATGGATGTGACGCGCCGGGTGCCTTTGGGCGACTTGTTCGATGTGAGCAACCAGACCAACGGCTTGCCCGTGCCTGCGCCCATGATGCCCTCGCACCCAATGCTCACCATGACCGCTGCAATCGCGTGGAACGTGGACACATTCAGCGGCAAAGACTTGGTGAAGAAGTCAGACACTTCTTGGGAAGCTGCGCAAACACGTGCTGGCTACATCTACAAGCAGCTCACCCCCAACGCGCCATTCGTGCCGGGTAGCTTCAACTTCAACAAGTTGATGGACTCAGCTGCCTACACGTTTGACACTGAGTTTGGACCGTACACCGGGCGCACCAAAGCAGGCGACCCCATTCCGCTTTCGACCACGTTGCCCGACGTGCTCACAGGCACCAAGATTCGCGCCGTAGACCCTGAGCGCGGCGTCGAATACCAGCGCGCCGACATAAGCAAAGAGGAACGCGAGATTCGGGCAAACATTCGCAGCGCCAACCGCAATCAGTCCATGACCAGCGAGAGCCGCGAGCGCTACAACCAAGGCCAGCGCGACAAGCTCGACATCTTGCGAACCAAGCGCGACGACCTGCAATAAATGTCCGCCATTGAGTGCACCCACCCATAGCATCAAGTGCATGGAGGTGCATCAATGAGCGCGATTATTTCTTTCTTGGGTGGTGCGGCATTCCGCATGGTTTGGGGCCAGCTGGCCGCCATGTGGACCAAAGCCCAAGACCACAAGCATGAGCAAGCCATGCTCACCCTGCAAGCGGAGCTGGACGATAAGCGGCATGCCCGCGACTGTGAGCGCATCCGACTGCAAGCCGAGTTGGGCGTCAAAGAAGTGATGGTCCAAGCTGACGCCGATATTGCCCGGATTGATGCCAACGCTTTCTTGCAGGCAACAAGCCGGGCCACAGAGAAGACGGGCATCTTGTTGGTTGACCTTTGGAATGGCGTCATCCGACCAGCCGCCGCCTCGCTGGCGCTTTACCTTTGGGTGTGCGCGCTGAATTCCCAAGGCTGGAAGATGAGCGACTGGGACCGTGAGCTGGTGGGCGTAATCATCGGCTTCTACTTCGCCACCCGGGTGATTAACCGTGACAAACGAGCAGGCTGAATTAGCCGCGCTCTATGAGCTGATTCGCACCTTTGAAGGGTGCAAGCTAGTGCCGTACTTGTGCCCGGCTGGCGTTTGGACGTGCGGGTGGGGCTCAACTGGGGCTGACGTTTTCCCCGGCAGGGCATGGACTCAAGAGTACGCCGACCAGCGCATGCGCATGGATGCGCTCAAGTTCTCACGCGGCACGCTCGCACTTTGCCCAAACCTCAAAGGCGACCGCTTGAGCGCCATTGCTGACTTTGCCTACAACTTGGGGCTTGGGTCCTTGCAGGCGTCAACGCTTCGCCGGGTGGTCAATGCTGGCCAGTGGGACCAAGCCAAAGATCAACTCATGCGCTGGGTGCGCGGAGGTGGCCGAGTGCTGCCCGGCCTAGTCAAGCGAAGGACCACAGAGGCAAATCTTCTTTAACACCGCCAACATTACCGCGAAGTCCACGCGGCGCACTGAGGCGGCAATATCAGTGCGGGAGACCTTGCCGTGGCGGCCCCGGTTATGGATGGAGCCGATAGCGCAGCCCCCAGCCCCACAAGGGTAGTCGTATGGGGGCACTCATCTATACTCACCCCTATTGCTACAATTTAAGGCTTAGTCGGAATTCGGCTTTGCCTCGATTCCCGCACAAATCCCGCGTTACGGGTTTAAGTTGTTGATTTAATTAGATTTACGACCCACGCCCCGCGCACCAACCATTAAAAACGGTTGAATATCGGCGACTGATACTGAGTCGTACATTTAAGCCCGCAAGCCCCGTGTTTGTGGGCTTTTTTGTTGCTTATTGATAGTGTCGAGTCGCACGCACTAGCGCTCAGTTTGGCCTAGTATTACACTGGTCTCCCGCAGAAATCCCGCAGCGTGCGGGATTTGGAGAACCACATGGCTTACCTCAGAAAACTCAAAACAGGATGGCGCGCCCAAGTCGAGCGCAAGGGCGTGCGCAAGTCCCAAATGTTTGCGACCAAGGCCGCCGCCGAACTTTGGGCGGCCCAAGAAGAAGCGGGCATATTGAAGGGGGCCAGCGGTGCATTCCCCGACAAGACGCTGGCCGACGCTTTCGACCGCTACGAGTTGGAGGTCTCCAAGTACAAGCGCGGTGCCCACGCCGAAGCCCTGCGCTTCAATGCTTGGCGCAAGAACTTTCCCAAGCTCTGCGCCAAAGTTCTTCATACCATCACCCCTGACGATATTGCCCAGTGGCGTGATGCCCGCAGGCAAGCAGTCAGTGACTCATCCGTGGTGCGCGAAGCCGCCCAGCTTCGCAACGTTTGGACGGTCGCAGCAAACGAATGGGGGTGGTGCGGTGACTCATCACCTTGGACCAAGGTAAAGATGCCACGCAAGGCCCACGCACGCACGCGCAAGACGACGTGGCAAGAGGTCAAGCGCCTAGTGCGCCACATGGGGTACGTCACGGGCAAAGCCCCGAAGACGCCGCAACAAGAAGTTGCATGGGCATTCATGGTGGCGCAGCACACCGCAATGAGGGCAGGCGAGATTCGTGGCTTGACGTGCTCGACCGTGGACCTCACCAAGCGGGTGGCCACATTGAACGAACACAAAACAGTTGAGAGGGAGGGGGTGCGCTTCGTGCCTTTCACCAAGAAGGCAGAGCGGCTTTTGAGAGTGCTGGATGCTCAGGCCAAAGAGCTTGGCCGGGCCGAATATTTCACAATCAGTGCACAGTCACTGGACGTGCTATTCAGAAAAGTGCGCGACCGCATATTGATTGATGACTTGCATTTTCACGATAGCCGCGCTGACGCCTTGACTCGACTATCCAAAAAGATGGATGTCATGCGCTTGGCCAAAATCAGCGGGCACCGTGACTTGAATCAACTGTTGTCAGCGTATTACCGCGAGACAGCAGCCGACATCGCCGCAACTATTTGAGCCCGGCCCAGCTCAAGATGTCGTTGCGTTTCCACTTCTTCAAGCGCTGAGACAAATCCAAGGCTGGCTTGGGAAAGTCAGGCCGTTTGATGATGCGAGCAACGCAATGCGCGCGTGACACGCCAAGCAAGTTGGCGATTTCTTTGGTGCCCATGAGTTCCGTTAAAGTCATTTTGTTCTCCTTATTTTTGTGTGCATGTGTGGGTGTGCGGCTCATCAACTTTGAGCCAAAACACTTCGGCGCAGTCAGGGCAAGTCACCTTTGAGCGCTTGCCAAAGATGCGGTCCATGCCTTCGCTGAAAGCGTCGTGATTGGTTGGCCGGGTGGCAGAGCCTTTGCCTGCCTCGCGGTTTTGAGTTGGTGTGTTGTCTTCGCTCATAGTTGCCCTTGTGTCCCAGCGCGGCGCTCTGCGCGCAATGTGTCGCGTGATTTGCCCATGTTGAAAACGCTGTTCATTGAAAACAATGCGTGGCGTTTGCGGTCATAGCGGCGGCGGGTTTCCAAATCGTTTGGCTTTGGCTTCTTCGCGTCATGGCGCTTGCCCACGTAGTAGATGGCACGCGGGTATCTGCGCTGGCTTTCGGCATCGTGCGTCCAGCCAGTGATGTAGATTTGCTTGCCCATGCGTGGCGTTTCTTTGTGAAGGCGCGACAAAATGGCGGCGATTGATTCCTTGTCAACGCCCACGGCTTCTTGAATTTCGGTGCGCGTCATTGGTCCGAGCTCGCGCAGCTTTTTGAGAATGCCTTTGGTGATCTCACCGTACTTGGCACGCATTACACAAACCCCTTGTGGTCGGGTGCTGTCCAGCCTTTGGGCCAGTCAGCGGTGCGTTTGAAATTTCTCATGTTCTTTTTCTCAATTAGGTGGGCCACCAAACTGGCACTGTGCTCAGGCGGAATTGCCGCCAGCCCGGTGGCCCTTATCACTTAGTCGCCCTTGGCGTATTCGCCCAGCATCACGGGCATGGAGTTGCCCAGCGCATCACGCATGAGGTTGGCCAGCTCATTGGCCATTTCTTCTTCATGCACTTCTTGCTTGACGATTCGCAAGGTGATTGAAGGCTTGTCGTTTCCAGTCAGCACACTCAAGCGCAAAACAAAGTGGCGCACGACCAGCTCTTTGTATGGGTTGCAGGTGAAATAAATCACGGTTGGGATTGGGTCTTGGCTGGTTGCCTGCACTGACTCAAACGCGCTTTTGCTGGCGCTCAACGATTGCTCGCTGGCTTCAATCTTGCGGCTTGATTCGATGGTCAATTTGCGCACGGCAGCAATGGCGTGCTTGGCTTTGACTTCGTTTTCGTCCGTGAAGAATTGCAGGTTCTCGGCCCAGTCTTCAAAAAACTCGGCAACCATGGATTGCGACAAGGCGCGGCCTTGAGCGGTCGCCAGCAGTGCGGAGTAGGCAGCGGTGCGCTTGAGTTTCAAGCGGGCTTTGTTGTCGGCATGGCCGGGCAGTGTGGGGGTGCCAAGGTTGAGCACGGCAACGGCTGTCATTTCTTCGGCGTCAATGAATACCGCTGCGCCTTCTTCTTGGTTGGTCGTGGCGTAGGTGGCAAAGTCCTTGATTGCGAGCGTTGACATAAGGCCACGGATGCGGCGACGGTTTGGAAGGTAGGTTTCCAAGTCGTGCTTCTTGAATCGCTCGGGCAGGGCCACCACGGCAGCGGTGCCGATTGTTTTTTTGAATGCGTCGCTGGCTTGGTAAATACCAGTGCCTTCGTTGATTGCGTCGATTGCTTCTTTGTTCAACATGGTTTTCTTTCAGAGTTTCGACTTAGGCGATTTCGCCTTGCTTGCCAAACAGGGGGGCTTGGGCAATGCTCATTGCGCCGCCTTTGCCAACGTGCATGACGGTGGAGGTTTCGATTTCTTCGCTTTGGTTGCCCATTGAGGTGGGGTTGGCGAACTTGACGCCGTGCACGATGCGCACTTGGTGTGTGCCCGGAATCTTGAGCACTTCAAACGACACGGACACTTTGCCCTTGCGCTCATGGTCAACCACGGCAGCGGCGACGCGTGAGAGCGCGGTGGAGAGCATCACCTCGAATTGGCCACCGTCCAAGTCGGTGATGAATTCGGCCACATCGGTAGCGGCGGTTGATGGGCGGGTGGATTTGTTTTTCTCTGTCATGGTCTTCTTTCTGAGTTACTGGATTTGCCAAAGGGAAACCGGGTTGCAGTGCACTTTGGGGTCGGTGGCTGTTGTCCAGCCTTTTTTCACAATCAGCTTGGCGCGAGCTGCGCGCAGCATCACGGAGCCCCAAGCACGTTTGTCGGGTGGTGTAACCAGTCCATGAAACTCAGCATGTGAGCGGACCAATTCGCTTGTGATGAACTCGCCTTGGCCAAGCAAGACGACCAAGTTCTTGAGCGCGATAAACGCGTTGTCTGACCAGTTGGCGTGCACGCGGTCTGCATGGTTGATGGCGCGTTCAATGCCGTGGTCACGTAATGTTTGAGCTTCATTCATGGTGGTTACTCCGTGGGTTAGAAGGGGATGTCGTCGTCCATGTCCTCAAAGCCGCCGCGTGCGGGTGTAGAGGGCTGACGTTGTGGTGCTGGCTGACGTGGTGCGGCAGGACGGGCATATCCGGCGTTGTTGCCACCGCCTTGGTTGTCGTCGCGTCCACCCAAGAGTTGCAACTCAGTGGCCACGATGTCGCAGGTGGGCTTTTCAACGCCAGTGTTTTTGTCGGTGTAGACGCCGTACTTCAAGCGGCCCTCGACGTAGAGCGGGCGACCTTTCTTGACGTACTCGCCAGCAATCTCAGCCAAACGGTCATAGAAGGTGATGCGGTGCCATTGCGTGTCCTCAATGGTTTCTCCAGTGGACTTGTCTTTGCGTCGGCTGGATGTGGCCAAGCTGATATTGGCGACGGCTTGGCCGCTTGGTAGGTAGCGCACTTCGGGGTCGCGGCCACAGTTGCCGACGAGGATGACTTTGTTAACGGATGCCATGTTTTTCTTTCTTATGCAGCGCGAGCGGCAATGCTTCGTTCTTCTTTAGCCAACACTCCGGGGTAGAGCTGGCCAGCCTTTTTGAATGCGCGGGCTTGCGCACCCAAAAACTTGGTATCAGCGGCAATGCACTCAATGGGCGCGGTGCCATTGGCCACGGCCTTGATGAGCGCCATGAGGTCGGTGACTTCTGCGCTGAATGTCGAGCGGGTGCTAATGCCTGAGACCTTGGCAGGCGCTTCGATGGTTGGGGTGATGCTCACGACGTTGGAGGTCATCACGGCTATTGCGGCTTGTTCTTGTGCGTCATTGGCGGCCTGCATTGCTAGGGTGGCGGCTTGTGTGTCGCCAGCTTCGGCGGCGGCTTGCGCTTGGGCTTGCGCCTCGGCAGCGGCTTGCGCTTGCTCTTGTTCGATCTTGGCCAAGCGTGCGCGCTCGATGCGGGCTTCTTCTTCTGCCACGCGTCGTGCCTCGGCGGCCAAGCGCTCTTGCTCATTCAAATAATTGAGCATCGAGCGTTTGTGCACTGCTTCGGTTTTTGCCAAGTTCTCTTTGGCAGGGCGGAACAACTCAGCGACTGCCTTGGCCGCTTGCTTGAGTGGATTGGTTATTGAGGACTCCATGGCCTCAATTTCTTTTGCACGTTTTTTTGCGTGGCGGAGTTCTTCGCTGGCCAGCTCATACATGAGCGGGCTGTCAATCACGTAGGCAATTGCATCGTCAAGCTGCTTTTGCGTTTCGGTAGTGAGCGCGATGGCAGCGCTTGCGTCATAGGTCAGGGTATCGGTGGTTTTCATTTGGATGCGTCCTTGAGTTTTGGGGTGATGCGGTGACGTGTGCACCAGTTGCGCACGGTCAAGAGGGAACAGAAAACGGGCCAGTCGGTTTGGTCCGTGTAGTGCTTGGCCACATAGGTGCTGTCGCCTTTGAGTTGCACGGCCATGCGGTGAATGACGGGCTCTGCAAGTGCCTTCTCGTAGGCGGCGAGCTGGGGGCCCACGCTTGGATAGAGGTCGATTGAGCTTTTGATGTCCAGCAAGGTGCTCATGCCGTCCACATAGCCATAGCGGTCCAGCGTCCCGGCGTAGCCAAGCGTTTTGTTGTGCACTTGCTTTTCGATGTGCACCCACTTGGCCGCGTGGTCGGCGGAGAACTTGCGCCATGCCATGAGGTAGGGCACCAGCGCCGGGTCGAGGGCAATGAGGTCGAGCTCGCCCAAGTCGTCGAGCTCGCAGGCTTTGTGCACTGCGGTACCGAAGTCGGACGCGGCCTTGAGCACGGGCGCAGGCACCATGTCCAAGTCAGTCAATGGTTTGAGAATGGTGGTCACGCCGGGCACCACGTTGCCTTTGTAGCGGTAGGTGTGCGTGGCTTCGTCAAAGGTAAGGGCGCTCATTTGGTGCCCTTGGTAGCAAGATTGACCACGTTCTTAGCCGTCGCATAGGAATGCCCATTTGGCGAACCTTCTGCATAGACTGTTTGGCGTTTGCTCAGTGGCCACCAGTGGACGTTTACCAACCCGCCGACGACAAGAATTCGACCATCCGGGTATTGAATAACTTGCAACTCAGCCTCGCGGGCTAATCGCTTCAATGTTTGGATTTGGGTGCTCATGCCAACGCTGCCTTGATTGCAACGAAGCCCGCTTTGCTCAAGCCGTCGAGCGTGTCGCTTTGCTCAAGGCCTGCGGCTTCGCGTGCCTGCGCAACGCTCATGCCCTTGTCTTTGATCTTCTTGCCAATGTGGGCAATCTCGCCAGCGGTAGCGGGCTCAATATTGCTTTCGGCATCCACTGCCCCGGCAGGCTGTTCCGTGGGGGCGCGGCGCTGGGGTTGGGTGACGGCTGGCTTTCGGCCAGTGGCGGGCTGTTGTGGCTCAGTTGACTCTTGGCCGTCAGCGTCCAAGTCGTCGTCAGCTGCAACGCCCAGCATGGCCGTCACCATGTAGCGGCGGAAGTAGGTGATAGCTGCGCCAAACGCCTTTGGGTCGGCGGCCATGTCGCGTGCCGAGGGGATGAGCACTTCACTTGTGATGATGCCGCCGCATGCGTGCATGAGCCTGCAAGTCAGGAGCGGGCCTTGTTGGCCATGCTCGACGGTTTGAATCATTGACAAGCCGTTTGACGCGAGTGCCGGGCGTGTCTTGCTCAAGATTTCTTCGAGGTCGGCGTAACGGAATTGGTAGCTGTAACTCGACTTGGTGGTGATGGTGACGGCTCGGTTCTTCTCGATTGGCTTGAACTCGCCTTGGGCTTTGGCCAGCGCTGCCATGAGTGCGGCGGATGCGTTGTTTGGCTCTTGCATGGTGTTGGTGTCGTTGGAGGTGGTAGTCATGGAGTGGTCTTAGAAAATTGCGTAAGTGATGGAGGCCAACAAAATGGTGGCGATGGTGATGAGGGTTCTGGTGGGCATGGCAATCCAGTCCCAAGGGCCAGTGATTTGCTCGGCCAAGTCGAGCGTTTCTTGGTGGCCTTCAAGGTGATAGATGCCGCAGGTGTAGGGCGTTGGGCAGTCGCCAACGTCATGCGTGCAGTTGCAACGTGGGTTCATATCGAGCTACCCAGTTGCTTCGCTGGTGTGCCGTCCGTGGCCACGCAGCGGAGTTGGCCTTGCTCGCTCCAGCGGTGGACGTAGCCAATGCCATTGAGTCGGATGCAAAGCTCAGTTGCAGCGCGCTCGACGCGGGCTTCTTCTGAGGCCATTTGTGGGGCGCTTTGAATCTCTTGCTGGTAGAGGCGGGCGGTCTCGATGTCGTCAGGGCCATCGAGCAAATGCGAGCCAGCCAAAGCCAGTGCCAACACGGTTGCCCAAAGCCAATTCGTTGTGGTTTGGCTCAGAGTCATTGCATGCACTCGCTTTCCCAGTTGGCCACGGCCAAGTCGAGGTTGTGTTGGTCGGCTTCTGTGCGGCAGTGTTTGCGGTACTCACGCTCAAGGGCTTGAATCACGACATCTGACAAGAGGTTAAAAATCTCTTTGCCTTCTACATAGACGTGCCAGAGGTTTGAGGTCTCAGGCTCGAAGTAGCAAACCAAAGTGGCGTCGCTGTCGAGCTGGTCACAAGCAACGTATTGCTCAAGGTCCGGGTGCAGGTTGTGCGCTTGTTGCAGGCTGGTTGCTTGCGGTAAAACGGCTTGGCTTTCAATGTTCATGGTTCACTCCATTGCTTTTTCAACTGCGCTGCAAACCACGTATGCACGGGCTACAAGCCCTAAAACCCTTCGCTCTGCGTCCTGTCACGTTCGGGGTTCGTATCGCTTCCCCTCGTGTTTCGCTGTGTTTTGCTGCGATGAACCGAATTAAACCATAGTTCATTCATAAAGTCAACCATAGTTAAGTGAAGGACGAAAAAAAACCCGCATTTGCGGGCAGTTGTATGGTGTCTTCTAAGCTATCGGCAATTTGTGAAAGCCTGATTCCCG